GTGAAATAGATGCCTATCTCTATCTGAAACAATCGTCATCACGGATGCAGTAGGCATACCAGTTCCAATAGTAGCTCGAGTAGATAAAGCATTTGTTAATGATGCATCCCAAGTAAAAGTTTCACCGTTGTGAACAGTTGCTATTAAAATGTTACCAAAATTATCTAGAGACCAATTTCCAGGATCAATTGTTACGGTGCTTGTCGTTGAAGCGTCACCCCAGCCAATATAATCTGTGATATTTGTTACGGTAGATCCATCAGTGTGATCGGCAGCTGTGGTGCCGTTTTGAGCTCTCGTTAAAGTTTGTAAGGTGTTAGAAGATTTAGATGCATAAGCAATATCCTCTGATCCTATTCTTATAACTCCTGAGTTAGGAAAGTTGGTTGCATCTGTTAAAATTACTTGAGCTGTAGTTCCTGCTAACAAAGTTCCGCCATTGTTCATCGTTGTCGTTGTCTGTGCCACTGTTCGGCCACCCCAAAGGTATGTTCCCCAACCGTAACCTGAAGTTTGAACTATAGGTCCAACTGTTACGTATGGACGAACATCTAGAGTTCCATCATTAGTAACACCTGATTTTATCTCTGTTGCAGGCATAGTGATTGTAAATGTAGATATGCTTGGCACTGATTGTACTTCAAATAATTTATCATCAAAATCCGATGGTACATAATTAGTGTTAGCAGTAGTGAAAGAACCTGCATTTGCAAAAGTTACAATGTCTCCAACCAACAAGTTATGTGCTCCAGTTGTAGTGATTGTAACTGTAGCTGATCCGTTGGTCGTTGATATGTCTGCGCCTGTAGAAAAATTGTCTTGATCTAACGGAGTAATATCATAAAAGGCACCGTCAAAATAAATTACTAAAACTTTGTTTGTTCCTATGGCAGCATATCTTTTTCCATCAGTGTTTGCCCAAACGTGTTGTGCTCGAGCTGCACCAACTAATTCTTTGTTTACTAATGCTGACCAACCACCTATCTTTTCAGGTTCTCCGTATCTAAATCTTACATTGTCACCATCTACCCAACGGCCTTCTGCATCAGAAGGTGTAGATTGTTTATCGAATCCTGGAGCTATCTTAACTTTTGCTAGAGTCATATTAGGAGTATATCATTAGTGAGGATATTTATAAACATCCTAGCAACTTGTAAATTTAGTTCATTCTTCCTTTATACCAAGCGGGTAATCCTAAATGTTGTCTTTTATCAAACATGTTTTCATCAACTTTTTTAGAAACTTGATTGTAATGTAAAAAAACCTGACCACAATCCACCCCTTGAAACTCATCTCTCCAATGCTCTAAATCACAACCTGAGTATATTAACATGTCGCCTGGTTTTAAATTTATTCTTACTCCTTTATCGTTTGTAGGATTATACTTTTGAGTGCCATATTTACCTCCAATTGGTCCACTCACAAAACCTGCTTTTGGATTAGGATTTAAAAAAATTGGCCAAGGATCTCCACCAAGATTTAAAGTAGTAGATATCTCACAACTAGCTCTGTCTTTATGTCTATGTAATACATCACCTGTTTTGTATATTCGTGCATAAGAGTAAGTTGGAATTAATTTTAATCCTGTGTGTTTTTCCATAGCTGGTTGTACTTTCAATAGTAGTGTTTCCATAGCTACATCTGAATAATGAGAATAAGTATTTGGGACTTGCTCGTCCTCCCATGTACCCCATTCTTCTGAAAACTGTGAAATAAACTTTGTATCTCTCATCGTTCTTGCTACTCTTCTTTTCATTAAAAAATAATTATAAACAAATAAAGCAAGATCCTGTGATATTGCATTTTTTAAAACTGTATATTTTTTCTTTTTAAAACTCATACTAATCCTTTTTAGTTATTGTAAAAGCCACAGTCAATCTAGGCACATTAGTTTTATTATAAGGAACATAATGTTCTAAGTCACAAGGAAAAAATAAAATATCTCCTTGTCTAATCTTAGGCGACTCAATTTTTTCATCTGTAAAATGAGTTACCGAATGACTCTTAGCATCATATAATAAATAATGCACAGCAGTCAAACCACCGTTACCTTCATGAATATGTGGTTCTTGATATTGGTTACTTTTGTAATAGCTATACCAAATATCACTTAAATGATAATTTTTAATATTATATTTTTTACAAACCTCTTGAGATAATTCTTCATATTTTTTACGTAAAAATAAATAGTCTATAAAATATACATCTTTGTCATTATCGTGTATGACATGACAATCACAATTCCACCTATTTCTATTTGGATACATAGAATAATTTTTTTCTATGTTCTTAATGTTATCTTTTACAAAATTGTTAGTCCAACTTAAATTTTTTTTATAAAAAATATTATCTAAGTTCATTTTGGTTTATTACTTACTTTCTTAGATATAGCTGTTTCTACAGCTTTAATGTTAAAGTGAATAAATCTAAATGGTTCTAGACCTGGATCTAAAGCAAATTCATGTGGGACATATCCTGGAAATATTATCATAGTGCCTGGTTTTGGTTTGTAATGAACTTGACTTGTTCCCATAGAAAGATCCTCTATATTTTTCAAAGGTAGCTTAGTCATTTCTGCAGCTGATCTAGGTTCATGAAAAATAGGATAAGATGTTTTATCACTACATTTTAAGAAATAGAATCCTGATACATGTTGATTCCAATGTACGTGTGTACCGTGGTGACCACCACCTTTTTCACTAAACTCTTGAACCCAAAATTCTGTAAAGTGTAAACTATGATTTCTTAAATCAAAACCTTGCCAATCTAAAAAATCATAAGCTCGTTGTCCTATAAAAACAACGAGATCTCTAATATCACTATCTTGTGAAAATGTTTCGCTATGTTTAGATAAACCAAACGATCCTAGTTTCTTTCTCCATTTAGGTTCATTTTTAAGTTTATCTTTTAATAATTTTTCAGCTTTCTTTATATATTTATCTGTAACCTTAATTGCATTATTTAAAAATAATGGTGCATCAGCAGTCCACACAGGAGTTTGAAAATAAAATTGTGATTTAAAATCTACATGTCCATCTGCTCTTTTTTGTGTGTGGCTTCCGCCTTGTTTTATATTTTTCATATTATTTAAAAGGCCAACCTAGATTCCATATTACTAGACTATGCCTTATTCCTTTCGTTACTGGTTTAACTCTATGCCATACAAATGAAGGAAATACAACTAGAGAGCCTTTTGGTAATATCTCCGTGCAAGTCTTTATTTTGGGATGACCAGGGTCTTCGTTTCTAAAATCAAATTCTAACTCACCACCTTTATAATCTTTAGGATCTGTCAAACTTACTGTAACAGATAGTTTTCTAATTTTACCATTTGTATTATCTTTTCTAACATAAGGCTTATCCCAACTATCACAATGCCAATCATAATACTGTCCTTTTCTATATATCGTAAATTGACAAGCCTCTGAATAATCCCACTGAAAATTCCATTCTGCGTTTTTGTTTGCCATCTGAACGTAAGGTGAAATCTCTTTATAAATCCAAGGATCATCCATCCAAACCACATTAGAATCTCTTTTCTTTTGCAAGTCTTTTATTTCTTCCTTATTTAACGGATTCTTTTTTAAATCTCTATCTCTACCGTAATGACCTGTAATTGCAGTAATTTCTCTATCTTTCAATAATTGACCATATCTAACAATGTCATCACAAATTTTATGAGGAACAGCAGATTCAAAATACCAATAATAATTAGACAAATTCATAGTTTACCGTCAAAATTACATTCAAACCTTTTGAAAGGTTAGGTGTAAAATAATATTTATTACAAGCAGGGAACATGAAAAAATTATTATTTTTTATAGGCATGTGCCAGCTTCTGTTTTTTCTTCTATTATTATCATACTCTACAACACAGTTGGAAGAGGCATCTTTTACATCTACACCATAAATTAATGTATAATCAGGGGAGTTTTTTAAATCGACAGGTTCTACTTGATTTCTTGTCCATGATTTTTCTTGTGGTTTCATTACGTTACCAAAAATATTTTTGGTAATTAGAGTTTTACCATACTCCGCTCGCCAATGATCTCTTATATAATCACAGAGATGACTCAAAGCAGGTGTGTAGGTAACTTGATAATCATCAAAAGCATAAGCTCTTGGATTGTCATGATTTCTTTTTTGTTGTGCGTATGATTCTATAATGTTATTTCTAATCTCGTCTCGGTCGATTTCAAAGCCTTTTGGCATTTCAACTTCACCATAATATGTATCTACTTGAGTTAATACTTTTTTATGCATACTTAATAAGTATGTAATTAATTAAATTTTGAAGTCAAGTATATTAAGCTAGTTGATCAACAAGATCCCAAGATTGGCCATCTTCATTCCAGATATAGATCCAATCATTTGTTGGAGGTGTATCTACTGTTCCTGAAGAATTTTGAGCCTCTTGTTCTGCAGTTAATGCAGGTGCATCACCTACAGGAGATTTCCAAGTGGCTGTAGGAATATCTAAAACCCAACTTGGGTATGGTTTTGGATAAATGAAGATATCGTTATCCTCATCATAGGTCATACCTATTCCAGCGTAATTACCTCTTAGAGGTGTTCCACCTAAGTTATGTACACCTTTTTGAGTATTGTAAGATGTTTTTTTCCAAAGAGGCCAGTTATGAACTCTCTCTAAAAATTGTCTTCCTACTTCTTCATCTTCAATACCATCAGCATTTTTACAATCAGCATCAGCAACGACATGAACTCCGATTACTTTATTGTTCGCTCCTAATTTTGCATAATGTGCCATAATATTACTCCTACTTAAATTTATACCTAATTACAACATAACCTGATCCACCCGCGAAACTTGGAGCTCCTGCTCCACCGCCTGTGTTTGCAGTTCCTGCTGTTCCTGTTACGTTAACTGGTGCGTTTCCGCCACCGCCAATTCCGCCTGTTCCTGTTGGTCCACCACCTGCTGGTTGAGGGCCTGCTCCTGCTCCACCGCCAGAGAAGTGGTAATAAGTTGCTGGACTCGCTGTTGGAGAAGGTGTTCTTGTTTCTGCTTCTCCTAAAAAAGGTGCTGTTAATTTAAATGATGCGCATAGTCCACCGCCATCTCCGCCTGAACCTGGTCTACCGCCTGAAGGAGATGTACCACCAATTCCTGGTCTGTAAGAAACTGGACCACATGATCCTGGTGCTCCACCACCGCCTCCGCCACGGCCGTTTGATCCTGAAGATCCACCGCCTGGTTGGCCTTGCTCTGGACTTACTGGAGGTGTGTTACCTGCGTATCCACCGCCTGGTGCTCCACCACCACTTGGAGGGGCTCCTCCGCCCGATCCTCCTGTGGCTGCTCCTTTTCCTCCTCCTGCAGAGGTAATTGTACTGAAAGTTGAAGCGTCTCCAGGTGCACAACAAGCTCCACCGCCACCTACAGATATTGCGTAAGATCCTGGTGATACAGATACTGGAAGTCCTGCTGGTGCTCTATTTGGATAAGAAGGTGCTTCGGTAGGCATACAATAAGTTGAAGCTGAAAATCTAAATCCACCTCCACCAGCGCCTTCGTTACTTGGTCCTGTTCCGCCACCTCCAGCTACAACTAAATAATCTACTGAACCTGATCCTGCTGGGTTACCAGCATTTGTGACAGTGAAAGTTCCGTCAGTTGAAAAGTGGTGAACTCTAAAATCACCACACTCATAAATATTTCCACCTGTTGCGTTTACGAACTGTGCACCACCAACTGATGAACTTGTTTGACAGTTTTTAGTATCAACCCAACCTCTAGTGCCATCTACGTAGACCAAGTCTATTGATTGACCGTTAGTAGATACAGTTGCACAAGCGCAAACCGCGTTAATTTTTGATCCGTTTCTAGCTATTGTTACGTTATGCGTTCCAAATGTTCTGTTGTAATCTTTAATTGAAACTATAGCTCCAGCTGATGGTGAGCTAGGTAAAGTAACTGTTACTGCGCCTCCAGCTGTGTTAATAAAAAACCCTGCACCATCTGTTGCAGAAAATGGAGCAGTTTTTGCAGTTGTACACCAGTTAACTGTTCCTAATCTTCCAGCCGTTGCAAAAGATAAGTTTCCTGCTCCGTCTGTAACTAAAGCTTGGTTTGCAGAACCATCCGCTGTTGGATGAGATAAACCATCGATAATAACTTTACCCGATCCGTCTGGAGTTATTGCAATGTTTCCGCCTGATGCTGAAACGATTGAGTTTCCATTAACGTCTAAGTTACCGCCAAGTTGAGGTGATGTATCGTCAACAACATCTCCGCCTGTTTGAACTTCTATAATATTTGGGTTAGTAGCGTCTGGTGAAGCTGAAGCCTGAACTATTGCTGTTTTTTTATTTGTAGTAGCAAAAGTGAACGAGCTACCAGATCCTGTCGCGTATTTAAACTCTACTGTGTAAGCTCCTGAAGTTGAATTTTTTAAAATGTAAAATGTTTCTACGTCATTAGGAATTGTAATAATTCTGTTTCCTGTAATTGTTCCTGTAAATTCTATAAATCTTTGTTGAGCTGTCCCTGTTGTAGCTCCGTCAGCTACTGTAAGAGCTTGTGTCCCTGCTCCGCCTGCGATTGAAAGTGTTGCAAAGCCACCAGTTAATTGAGCTATAAGATCTAAGTTAGCATTTGTTTTGTCACCCCACGTACCAGCGTTTTCGCCAGTTACCATTTTTTCTATACCAAGAGGTGTGTATGCTGATGTCATATTACTCCTATTTTAACAAAATTAAGCAGCTCGATCAACCTCAGTCCAAACATTATTCACACCAGGATCAATCTCACTCCATGAGGTTACACTAACCGAGCCAATATTTGCTGTCAACCCTATACCAGAAAGATCAATGTTTGCACCACCAGTTACAGATACTGATCCTATAGAACTATTTAATATCCCTGCTGTCGTTACTGGATATACAGCGACTGGATCTACCGTTCCTAGAGATATTGTGGCTGCTTGGCCCACAGCAATTTCTGTAGTTGTTTGCTCTAGAGTTATTGTGCCTAATGAAGACGTGGCTGCAATTCCAGTCACAGGCACTGACAATAAAGGCTCAGGAACAACCACACCAATAGAACTAGCAAGAGCAGAACCGCTTACTTGAACCTCACCGTCACCAGTGATTGCTCCTGCCACTGTTCCAATAGAACTTTGTAAAGGACTTTCTCCAACAAAAACAGTAACGTTACCATCAACTTGAATTGAATTTAAACCTTGTGTAATTGTTAAAAGACCTGCACCTGTTACAGATACACTTACATCAGTTTTACCTACTGCTGCACCAACTGATGATGTTAATTGTTGACCTGTAGCTTGAGCAGAGAATGTTTCGCCCCAAGCTCTGTTACCCCAGGCTCCTCGACCCCAACCTTGTTCAACTTTTGCATCAACTGAAACTGAACCTATACTAGAAGATAAAGATTGACTTGTAGCTAAAACAGATCCAGTGATACCCCAAGCACCTGAACCCCATTCAGCTCTTCCCCAACCATTTACAGAACCTGCGAACTCTAATGAGCCAATTGAAGATGAAAGAGAAATTCCTGTTAGTAATGGTGATTCTGAAATTTGTTCACCCCAAGTTCCTTGAGCCCAAGTGCCAGCACCCCAAGTATCTTGTGTAATATCCATGATACCGCCCATGCCGATTCCATGGTAATAACATAAATAATAAAAGTCTGTTTCTGAACTTGGTGTTATCTCAATGTATCTGGTTGTTGCTGCATTGAAATTTGTGTTGTTTGTGTAATCAGTTTGATTACTAGCTCCGTCTAGATAATAAGTTACACCTGACGAAATGATTCCAGAGGTGCTTGTGTTTGTAGAAAAAATTAATGGGTGACCATTGTTTGTCCCATTACTTTGATCAAATCGTAATGTACCGCCTTTTACCCAGCTTACTGTGCCAGGCCCTGTAGAGTTTCTAATACCATCTAAATAATAGACGTTACCAGTTCCGCCTCCGTAGAGGCTCCCCGATGCTACGGTTACGTTATAAGTGTAATTTGCCATAGCATCGGCTCCCTCCTAAATTATGCGATTCTTAATATTGCTGCGCTCGTTGTAAATGCTGGAAACTGAATTGTAAAAGTTCCTGCTGTTGCAGTTTTATCTCCACCAAAATCTAACACAGCTACAGCTGGATCTCCTGATGCAGTATCGTTATAAATTAGGGCACCTCTTGCAGTCAAAGTAACTCCAGTAAAAGACAAATCAGAAAAGTCAGTGATTGCAGTGTTCGTTGCAATTGACGTTCCAGTGTTTACTAAAGCTTTACCGCCTGATGAGTAACCTGATGAAGATACTTCGTTACCAGTTGTAAATGATGTTGTTGATTTTCCCAAAGTCGCAGAGTTAGTGTACATTGCTAACTTGAATGTGTTTCCTCCACCACCTGATGTTTTAAAATTGTGCGTAGCTTCCAAAAGTTCTTTCTTGAAAGAATTGCATATTGCGTTAGTTGTTATAGCCATTTTATCTCCTTAAATTTATGGTGACGGTGAAGGTATTTTAATTCGAGGGACTCCACTGTCGTATTCTCCTCTTCTTCGTCTGCCCATTTGTTGCAGACCAAAAGCTTGTATGCTTTGATTATACCTCTCAGAATACAGTTTGTATAGATCTTCAGGTCCTTTTAAAAAACTGTAAGCCTCTTTAAGAACTCCATACAAAAGCATTGCCTCTTGATTGGTAGATATAAAAGTATTTGTTGTGCTGTTAAAATGAGGCGGATCTTTAATATAGTTTATTTGGATTTGAAACGCAGCATTTGGAGTTGGTGCAAGCAAGATATTGTTTTGGTCCCAATCAGCATAATATTTGGGAATCCCTGTAACTGTCTCATTAGGAGCAAATTCAGCTATAAAACTTGTGTCTTTTTTCTCCAAAAAATCTCTTATATTAGAACTTATTATTTGAACAGATCTTAATATTAAATTATCACTTGGCATTGAAACATACCTATTGCCACTTGTTGTTGTTGAGTTTGCATATTTTCTTAAATCATCGTAATCAACTTGACCCGCTATGTCTAATTCAGTATTTCGGATAAATTGATCTAATATAGAATCAGATAAAACATTACTGTCTACTTCGGTATAGTTTCTTACTTGAGTTAAAAAATTTGTATAAGTTATAGCCATTATGAAATACTCACAGTTACTGATCCAATACTTGCAGAAGCTTCTCTTCTTCTATTTTGTAAAGACGGATCTCTCGGTTGCATAGTTTGTAAAGATGTCGTTATCCCATTGCTCGTTACTTCCGTTTCAAAGGTTTCAAAAGCAAAATCACCAGGTAATGTTAAATTAGCTATTCCAACAGATGTCCCACCAGAGTCTGCTAAAGTAATATCATCCGATGCAACAATTTTAGGTTGTTGAAATCTCATAGGTCTAACTTTTTGTAAAGCTATTGCATCAGCAGTGACTTTCTTTCTTCTAATCTGTGGGTGTTTTTCTTCATACTCAGATATATGTACAAATGATCCGTTCCATTCTGTTATCATTTCCTGATATGGAAAAGCTTGTCCACTTCTGTCTGATATAGCTTTTGATCTAGTTCCGTTTGCGTATTTAGCCATTATGATACATTTGGAAAGTATGACTGAGGTGAGATATATAATGATGTTCTCTGCCCGTCTTCTTCCAAAGCCCTTTTTATTTCGTCTTCGTAAATTAATTTCATAGCTTGTATTCTATCAGGTGCTTTTTTCATTGCTAAATAATATGCAAGTCCAGCACACATACATGGTAAAAATCTATAAACAACATCTGCCTGTTGACCATTGTAAGCTGTGGCATCCTGGATTCTATTTATTGTATAAAATTTTAAAGTAGTGAACGTTGAAGCATCAGGTGCTTGATATAAAAAGATTTGAGGTGTGGTTTGTCTATCAACAAAATATTGTGACGGTTGCCCAGTTGCTAATTTATTTGGTAAGGCTGCATAAGCAGATCTATCTATTTTAGTTAGAGATACGTCTTGAGTGTTTGCATTATTGGATGCAGCAGCAGTTGTTGATATGTAAGCTTCTAAAACATCGCTAACTGCAGCGTCAACTGCATATTGAGCTGTGCCAGCTACTAACGCAACTTCATTTAAGGATACTTTCCATAAATGCACTCCTCTATTACCCCAGTCTGAAAATAATAAATTTAAAGATCTTCTAGCA